GCCTCCACCGGGACTGCCCGGTCTGATTCCAGCTTGATTTCCCGCCCCGAAGTTACCGGGGTTTGCTAGTTGCAGCGCGCCTTGCGTATTCATAATGTTTGCAGCTGCGTCTTGCGCTATGTCTGCGCCGCTTGCTTGCGCTGCTGCTTGTAACTGCTGCTGCAAAAGAGGAATAGATTGTGCTGCTGCTTGAGCAAAGGCTGCTTGAACCATTTCACTCTTGAAGAACTCTTCTGCTGCTATGGCTGATGAAACTTCAAGAGGGTTAGATATACCTGCGTTACGTAGTGCTGTTTGATGGTCAACAAAGCCTGTGCGCCACATGTTTGACCAGAGGTTTGTCTTTCGCTCCTGCTCTTCAGGGGCGACAGTGTTGAGTCGAACAATGTTTACATAATGACCCCGAATGTTCCGTGGTCGAATAGTAGCGTCAAGGTTTCCTGCTTCAGTCTTACCCCACACGCTTACCTTGTCTCGTATAACGCTTTCTACGATACGCAGGAAGAGTTCGTTGCCTTTCTGGATACCTCGTTCTGTAGCTTCTTGAATACTTCCGAAGCCAAGAGCGGCGATACCTGCAAGGACTGCTGCGTGATAACCGGAAGCTGCACCTGCTGGTCGTTGCCCACGGGCAATCTTGCTGATTGTAACTTCTTCAATAGCACCGTCGAGAATTTCTTTACCGACAAGAATAGATTGAGGGGCTTCTGCAATATCTGAACGTGATACATCTATTCCCGGTGGAATGTGGTTGATAGCACCCGGCTCATCGGAGTAGTTATCTATGACGTTTTGAGCAAGACCTGCTGGACCTCGAACTTCGCGAGATGCCCATGCTGTCTTTTTGGTTATGTCTAGGAACTGGGAAGCAAGCTGAGACTGCGCTGCAAGCATTGCGTAGTTACCGTGACCGATGCCTTGATACAAATGGTTGGGCTTGTTGCCTTTAGTAGCCAGCCCTGTTTGCGGGTTGTGCTGAATATAGGGAATCATGCCGTAGCTGTGTTTACGTGGGGGCATCGCCCATACTTCGTCAGCTACATAAGCAACTTCGTCTTTTGTCCAGACTTCATAGAAAGGAACTTCCCCTGAAATCTTACCTCTGCGAGACTTCCACTCAGGGAAGTGACCTAGCACCCATTCAGCGCGCACGTTCCGTCGTCGGATTACCCACTTAGGGTTATTGTGGTCTGATAAATCCCAGATAAGTTCTTGGGGATTGATAGGGGACTGAACAAACGGGAAGCAGAAATCTCTACTTGCTAAAACATCTTCGATAATCTGCCTGTAGGTTTCTTCGTTGTCACCGTCTTCAGGCGGCTCAGGAAAATCTGACCACTCTGTTCCGGCAAACTCTACCTTTCGCCAAGCAACTCCGTACATAAACATGTGCTTGACTACTTCGCGCCGTACCGGGTGCAGCATTTCTGCCATGTGGTTTGCGCCAACAAGGAATTTCTCTGTCTGCTCTGCATCTGCGGCAGCCCTTGCGCTTCTAGGCGGAACGGACACATCCATGAACGATGGTGCGATGTGGTCAACGCCTGTCTTTACAACAGAACGGAATGTTCCCAGTCGCAGCATAGTCCCACCTTCAGGGACATCGAAATCAAACTCGCCGTTATAGAACGTATCGGCTTCTTTGCATTGGACATAGAACTTATTGAATCGCTTTAACCCCTCAGCGATTTCATCTCGAATCCAAGACAGCGACTCGATTTTCTGCTTGCCGTGCTTTTCTGTATATATGGCAACAGTTGCGTCGCTTGTTGGTGCGCTGTATTGCCCGGCGTACATTGACTCAACCAAGGGAAACCTCTTCACCATTTACTATGAAGTCAGCAAGACCGCTCTTGCCGTAGCGTTCTTCTCGTATTCGATATTGCAACGGAGTTCGACGCTTTCTACCTGAATTGGTATTTGAGTTTTCCCTAGAGGTAATCATTCTTTTTCTAGTTGGCAACGTATGTGATTGACCTTCTTGTAAAGGCGGGTCACAACCACGTAAAGCAAGGCACTCTGCGTCCACCCAGTCGTCGTGTCCGCCACTAAGTGTTCTAAAAATATACCCCATTCCGCTTTGTTTTGCAGTAATGGAATCTAATTGGTCTGCTAATTTTAGCCATTCAGCAGGAAAAGTAACGGTCTGGTTTTGTAAAGCTGTGGCATATGTAAGAAACAGTTGGTATTTGTCTAAACTTGTGAACTTAAATGGGATTACAGGCAGCCCTCTCATAGCAAGTTCTTCGTATAAAACGTCACCACCCATGCCAGTAGAGTCCATGGTAACTGTGGTTACGTTCCAGCGTTTACATTCAGCTTCAATCGCTGCAATCTGAATCTGCCAATCGGTACGAAGGTACTCTAGCGCAAACACGCTGTGTCGGGTTCGTTTGTTTTTAACAATTAGAACAGTCGGGTCTACCTGTTTCCCCAAGTCTAACCCTGCAACATACTCGTCGCCTTCTTTGGGGGAGAACAACTCAACCCCGTCCATAGCTTTATCTATCTTCTGGAAGAAGCCACCCCCGCCTTCGGGCTGCTCTGCCATATACATGCGTTGCCATATCTGCTCTACGCTTGTTTCCTTCTCGGAAAGTATCGAGTCGAACTGCTCTTTCGTGAGCAAGGTGTTGTCGAAAGTGGTGGCGCGTATTGACACAGCTAGCGAAGATGGCTTCTTGTGCGCTTGCCAGAATCTTCTGCTGAACCAGTGCGCTTTAGACAAAGGCGGGATACCTTCGATAATCGCTCTGCCTAGTCTGCCCGGAGAGTCTAGGGTAGGGCGTAGCTTGTTCCACGCAGTTTCTTTGACATCTTGAGCTTCTGTAATATGCAAGAAGTCCAGACCTACAGTCTGTAACGCCTCTGGGTTATCTGCGGTCTTTAGTTCCCAGAAAACTTGAGGACGCACAACTCCCGGTAAAGCCCTGCCGTCTGTACCTCTGAGTTCCAGCCAGACGTACATGTCGTCTTCTTTCCAGCCTGAGCGGTTACGCCCACCCATCTGACCGGGGCGACCCTGAACTATCCAGTGTGGAGGGATAAAGTCCTTCATCTCGTTCCACACCTGACGCAACTGAGCGTTAGTAGGTCCGACTGTCCAAATATGCACTTGTGGCGACAGGGACGCTGTTCTGTCTACGCCTTCGCTGTCGATAAGCGGAGTCTTTGCAGCTTCTACGATAGCGGACATAGTTTCGTGGATAGAGAAACGGGACTTACCTGCACGACGACCGCACCACAGATTCTTGAATCTAGCCTTTGTCTTGTGTGCTTTTTCCTGCCACGGAAAAGGCTTGTAAGACATAGCCCTGTTTGCCGCCTGTGTAACAGGCGGGGCTGATTCGATTATTTTTGTACGTCTACGACGCCGCGCTGCGGAGGTTGTCAACTTCTATCTCCTGCTCGAATACAGGTATGTCGAGTCCGGGGTCTTTGCTAGCGCTAGGCTGGTTACGCAAAGAAAGTGACTGAGCAATCCTGTCGTCTGCATACGCCCTCTCTTTTTCAACCTCAGCCTCTAGGTTCAAGAACCACCCTGCGTCTATTGCCATCTTGAACGCCTGATTAGCGTTCATCTTAGACTCTGCCTGTGCTAAAGCTAACGCAGACATCTCGTTTGCTAACTGCTGCATTATCTCGGCGTTAGTAAGTGCAAGAGTAAACGTCCTACCCTGCTTATTTGTTCTCGAATGGGTAGGGTACTCGCCCTCATCTTCCCAATTCTTGACAATAACCTTTATAGATTTCTTCAAACCTACCGGAACACTGTCGAAATCCGCAGACAATTCCTTGCACGCAGCCTCAAACGAACCGTGAACAGGCAATAACGCCAGAGCGTACCGAATCTTACGGGGTATCTTCTCCCATTCCGGTATCGCAGCAATAATACGCTTACGTAAACCGTCCGGTGACTGTCTCGCAAACCTCTGCGAATTAATCATCGGCTTCGTCCTAGGCATAACCCACCTCCAAATCAGCTTGTATTTAGATACTACCTGTTTTTAAGTCTCAGCGCGGAAGGAAGTACCCATATTTATGCTTGGGGGTGCCCACGCCTATCGGCGCAAGGCAGGGCTTATGATTTCACGGCACGTAGACGGGCATTCCTTTCCTGTCTGCTGCTGCTGTCTACTGCTCCCGATATCTGACAGTGATTTGAACAAGGAAATCCACAACAAGTACTAATCCCTATTTACCTAATCGACAGACAGCAGGACAGTGCTGAACAGGGAAACCGTACGCGCAGAGCAGTCATAACGCCTCCGCTGTTGACTGGTAATGCTGTTGTTAGTGCCTGACGTAGCCGGACGCATAGCAGCAAGCGACCAAGTGAGACCCAACACCAGCCCAGATTTTGCAGGTGTCTGTCTGTTGAA